AAATGGCTGGTGATATGGAACAAACGATCATTGGCGCCAATTCTGAAACAGCAGGACAGGGCGCAATGGCCATTGGAACACATACAAAGGTTACTGCAATTGATGCGGTAGGCATTGGCAATAATATTGTGGCGGATAAGCCAAATAGCGTTGCACTAGGAACAAATAGTGTAACAGACAATGCAGTTAATCAACTGCAAGCAATGGTAAACAATACAACATATGTATTTGCAGGTACAGATGCAACATCAGTAGTAAGCGTAGGCAGTAAACAGCGTGCAGGCTTTGGCGGAGTAAAAAACTATGTTCGCCAAGTACAGAATGTTGCAGCAGGCAGAGTGGATGCATCTTCCACTGATGCAGTAAATGGTTCACAGCTACATGCTGCATATGATGCCATTAATACAATGGGTGAAGATATTGATAAAGCACTAGATGCACAACAACAATTCAATACTGCAGTACATAACACACTAGCAAATCATAAGGATGCAATTAAAAATAACACACAACGTATTGCACAGCATGATACGGACATTGCAAATAATAAAAATGCTATCAAGGCTAATGATCGTGTATTGAAAAACCATGAAGAGCGTATTGATAAGTTAGAGCATCAAGCAAGCAATACATTAACAAATTTAAAAGCTGACATTAAGCAATTGGACGGACGAATTAACAAAGTAGGTGCAAGTGCAGCTGCATTAGCTGGACTACATCCAATGGAATTTAACAAAGATGATAAATTTAGCACATCTGTAGCATATGGGCACTATAAAAATGCCAATGCGGTGGCATTAGGAGCATACTACAGACCAAATGAAAAAGTATTGCTTGGCATTGCAGGTACATTTGGCAGTGAAAACATGTACAACGTAAGCGCATCTTTCAAATTTGGTAAACATAGTGAATATGAACCACAAGCGAAACGTGACGGAGAAATTGAAGCTATGAAAGCACAAATTGCAGAATTAACAGCAAGACTTGATGCGGTAAGCAAATAAAATAGGTGGGCGGTATATCCGCCCTTGCCTAAAACTAGGGGGCGAAGTTATGAACCATGTAACAACACTATTTAACAGCAATGAGTTTGGGGAACTAAGAACTATCATTATTGAAAATGAAGTGTACTTTGTAGCCAAGAGCGTAGCAACTGCACTTGGATATAAAGATACTGCAGATGCAATCAGAAAACATATTGATGAAGAAGATAAGCTGCGTTGGCAAATTGCCGACACAGGCCAAAAGAGGGAAACATATTTAATCAATGAGTCTGGGCTATATTCCTTGATATTGAAATCAAAGATGCCAAGTGCGAAGAAATTCAAACGCTGGGTAACTAGCGAAGTACTTCCACAAATTAGAAAAACAGGAAGCTATGATCTACATATTCCAAAGACACTGCCAGAAGCATTGAGATTATACGCAGATGAGGTAGAAGCGCACAATCAATCAAAGGCTATTATTGAGCAACAGAAACAACAAATAGCAGAATATGAGCCAAAGGTTGATTATGTAGACAAAATTTTAAGCAGTACAAATGCAATGACAGTAACACAGATTGCTGCAGACTATGGATTAAGTGCTAAAGCTTTAAACAAGATACTACATGATGCGCATATCCAACGCAGCGTAAATGGTCAATGGATTTTGTATAGTGACTTTATGCGGAAAGGATATACAAAGACTAAAACACACACATACATGACTTCAGACGGAAGATTGGAGTGCAGCGCATCTACACGTTGGACACAAAAAGGTAGATTAATGATACACGAGTTACTAAAGAAGCTGGGCATCAATGCAGTGTGTGAGGAGGTAGCATGAAGCCATTAGTATATAAAGGCCTACGAAAGAACGTGAATAGGTCAGAATGGGTAAGCAGTGATGAAATAAAACAAAGCTACTCACAAATAAGACTATTAGCAGTAGAAAATGATACATATGCATGGGTACCAATTGAGGACGGCACACTATGCAGGGGAAGCGAAGCAAAAGACACGCTAGGGCAAAGAATATACGAAAAGGACCATATAGAGTTTGATTGTAAATCAATACAAGATAAACCAATGGTAGGGGAAGTATATTACAGCGTTGATAAATACCAATGGAGATGCAAAGCAATCAACCAGCAGGACACAACACAACATGATGCGGTATTAGATTTTGACTTAGCATTTGTATTGAATAATGGGAAAGTAAAAGTAATAGGCAATAGATTAGAGGGATATGAGCATGAATGATAGATTTAGAAACCTAATGAAAGCACATGATCATATTGTAAAAGGACGGTCAAAGGAAGTTAGAAAAGTGTTCATCCCACATTGGGGTTATGTATTTGTATCATCTGATGCATTGATAAAAGCAAGAATACGAAGAGATACATTAAAGGGGAACAAAGTATTTAATCAATGGGCAAGGAGTTATTATGAAACCACCATGCAGGGAGTGCCAATTTAGAGAAGTAGGGTGCCACAGTAAATGTGAAAGCTACATTCAATGGAGAGTGCAGTTAGATAAATACAATGAGCAAAAGAACATACAGAATGATGCGTGTAAATACATTAGAGATAATGTAAGAACCATTAGACACAGAATGAGAAAGCTAAAAGGATATAGCTGTACTGTGAGGGATTAAAAATGAAATTAGATTTATGGGTAAGGCTAAATATAACAATGGCTGATGATAATAAAGTAAGTGGTTGGACACAGATATATGGAAAACATGAATTAGCTATGTACAAGAAACCTTTTAAATCATTAAAGCCAATTGTTAATGATCACATAGAGAAAATAAACTGGTTAGCTATTTGTAATAGGTGGGGCGAAACGAACCAAGTTATAGAAGTGAATACAAGTAAGATAAAGAAATATGTTATCAAAGAGTGTATACAGACATGTGAAGAAGAAGAATGGGGTTTAGTTAGAAAATGGTATAGAGAACACTCAAGAAAAGAACGTGAAAAAGAAGAAAAAATAAGCTAGGAGGATAAGCAATGCAAAGAAAGTGTCATAGATGTGATAGGTTATTTACACCAGATAGTCATAGCACATGGTGCCCAAACTGTAGAGCAGGCAAACCAGTAGAGCCTAGAAAGACAAAGGAACAAATAGAGCTAGAGCGCATTGAACGATTAGAGAAAGCATTTAAATACACAAGATACTGTATACAGTGTGGAAAGAAGTTCTATACAAATGATACACGTAAGGTAATATGCGGTGATTGGGAATGTGAAGAAAAACAAAGATTTGAACTTCGAAGAGAAAACTATAAGAAAGGGAAACAAAAATGAGGATACTAAGCATTGGGTTTGGGGATAAAAAGAAAGTAAAGTATGAGAAAGCAAATAATGCTGGTATTACTGAAACATATCAATTAAGTACAGAGGACGATTTTAGGCCAGAGATATTAGAAGCATATGTAAAAGCAAGAGCATTGGTGATTGAAACATTTAAAGTATTCAAACTATTTGAAGAAGAGTGGCTAAAAATTAAATCTATTAGCTTTAAATGGCATAAGGAAATGCCAAAGGTTATTACGGAAGCAAAGTATGTGCTTATAATCACAAATAAGTATGGAGATGAATGTACAATTAGCACATCATGGCTAAGTGTAATAGATAAAGCGCCAGAAAAGCTTATTCCATTAGCAGAAGAAATAGAATTATTTGTAAGAGGTGCAAGAGCGCAGGGGAAATTATGGGAAGAAAAATTGGAAGATGATGCGGTTGAGGGTGAAACATTTCACATCAATGATCTAGTACAAGAAGGGAAAGAGAATGATTAAAAACCAATTAATTTATGTAGCGCATCCATTTGGTGGAGATAAAGCTAATAAGTATTCCATTGATACAATTATGGAAAACTTAGTAATGCTAGATAAGAACAACACATATCTATCACCTCTTCATAATTTCAGCATGTTGTACTTTGATACACAGTATGCAAAAGGTTTAAAAATATGTTTGGACATGCTAAATAAATGTGATGCCTTAGTATTATGTGGGGAATGGGAAACATCTAAAGGCTGCATTGGTGAATGGTCATTTGCAATAGCTAAAGGGATACCGATATATACATGGAAAGAATGGACTGACAAATTAAAAGAACAGGGAGATAATAGCCGATGACAGGAAGGGAATATTTAAATCAGATACGTGATACTGATTTGAATATCAAATGTAAGGAAAGAGAAGTGTTAAGGCTGCAACAAGACATAATGTATCTGCAAGCACTAGACTATAGCAAAGACATTGTAAGCGGAGGGCAACCAATCACATTTGAAGATAAGATAGCAAATATTGATGCACTATCAAATGAACTAATGAGGGAGTGGAGCGGTTACCTAAGAGAAAGGGAAAGAGCAAGATTTCTTATTAACGCAATATCTAGTGCCAAGCAAAAGGCAGTACTGATTGATAGATACATTAATTGTTACACATGGGAAAAGGTAGCAGAATTAATAGGGTGTTCGGTGCAAAACATTCACAATCTGCATAAGCGTGCAATTAGAAATTTTGAAGTAATTTTTAAAAAGGTTGATAGTATTTGACTATCAATTTATGGGATACTATATGTGGGCATGGATGAAGAGAACACTTTCAACAAGCCTCCTAGAAAAACTACACACTATTAAGGACTACATCATACACAGGTCGCACAACACAGTATGATGCGGTCCTTTTTAGTTTATAAGGGGTATTTGATGAAGCATAAAAGAATTACATCCAAGAAAACGATACAAGAAGTTCGCAAGCCATATTGTGAAATATGCGGACAAAGAACGAATATAGAACCACATCATATTAATACACGTGGCAGTGGTGGTGGAGATATTAAGGAGAACTTAATACAACTATGTACACAATGCCATATCAATACACACAGTGGACAATATCCAACTAAAGATGATTGCTTAAATAAAGTAGCAGAGCGTGAAGGTATTACATATGATGAAGCCTATGCAATAAATCGTAGAGCAATGGGATATGATGTATGACTAGAATATGTTGTAACAGGGATAGATGCCTTAATAATAAATATGGCATCTATACTGCAGACACAATTGAATATGAGGGAATATGTCAAAGCTACATAACACAGAATGATGCAAGAAAAACAAATTGCGGATTATGTAGAAGGACACATGGGAAGTTAAAGCGTAATAGCAATACGGTATTAAAGTAGAGGTGATGCAATGCTAAAAGCATGTAGCTATTGTGGAGGAATACATGAAGGAGAATGTCCACATAAGCCAAAGCGCAACTACAAGCAGGAGCATGCAAATGCATCTGATAGCAGAAGGAAAGAACGGAAGTTCAGAAGCAGTGTTGAATGGCAAGACTGCAGAAGAGATATATTAGATCGTGATAAACATCTATGTAGATTATGCTTGCACGAAGATAATTATATTAGTGTAGGGCAACGCTTAGATGTACATCACATTGAACCATTACACGAAGCATGGAAGAAGCGTACGGATGAAAAGAACTTGATTACATTATGCAAGATGCATCACTACAAAGCAGACCATGGAGAATACAAGAGGAAGTACTTGAAAAAAATAATTAGCACCCCCCCTACCATAAAATAATTTTTTTGCGAAAAAGTCCAAGACCGTACTGCTCACCACAATTTACA